GTTTAACTCTCTTTGGAAATCCTAGGAGATTGTCCTAGAAACCAATATACTGGAAATATAGCCTTAGCTATATTTACTGATTTATTGTTTTTAAATACAAAGAATTAGTGCTTAAGTTTTTGACTTAACTAATTCGGGTGGTACCCTTTTGGTCTTCTGTCCCTTAATTGGAACCGCAGACTAGGGTCACTTTATACCTAAGTATAAGATATTATATATGGATTTAACATAAAATATAAAATATATTCTAGTCATTCGAGTAAGGATTAGCCTTATCTAGATAAGTCTTATAATAATAACCATAATGGTAATATATAAGAAGCTTATACATAGAAGAGGATTCGTCCTTCTTGCATATATAAATTTAAAATCATGAAAAAAAATAATTTCTTCAGTAATTTTAAATTATACTCAGATGTGTATAAAGCTGGTTCTATGATCTCACTAACAAATGAAAAACATTTGTTATTAGTACTTAAGACTATAGGTTACAGAATAGTAACTATGTCATTGTTAAGTACTAAGGAGACCTCCCGGTTTAGAATGTTACATAACTTCGGAAAATTTTTAATCAAAATGACTAAAAATCACGGAGAAATGTATACAGTCAAGTACCTAAAGGCTTGTCAACTTTGTATTCAGAAGAAGTTAGCTGGTACTCCTCTTAAATCTTTAAGAGAGATTGAACCAGATTATAACTTTCCTAGATTATCAAAATCAGGTCTACCTGTAGTTATTAAAACTATGGATAGAGCCTCGATTGGTAATAATAGTTTTAGAATTATCAGATTATGACTTTCTTTATTCAGTTTATATCGAATAATAAAAGTCCCTTTTAATCCTAAATTATCTACTATTACTGATAAATTCTCGGGTACTTCATTCATTTTAGACGATTTTAATAGATGACTTTCTAGTGATAGCAAAGTCTTATTAACAAAATTTTCTAAATTTGAATTGACAGATTTGACTTCAACTAAAGTTTTACCTTTATTGAAATCATCTCCATTAGGTACAAGAAGTTATTCTCATTTAATTGCTTCTTATTGATCTCTAAAGCAGAATCTTTCTGTTTTCGAGTCTATAAACAAGTGATTAAATCTAACTAATTCTAAAAATATTTTAGTACTATTTCATAACTTAGAGTTTATTTATCTCAAGTATAAAATAGGAAATGAAATATTTGGTCCTATCGGAAAACTTTCTTTTAAGGAAGAAGCAGCCGGTAAGTTAAGAGTTTTTGCAATGGTTGATGTTATTACACAATCATTACTAAGTCCTCTACATCAGAAACTTTTTGATTTATTCAAAAAGATTCCTAATGATTGTACTCATAATCAATCAAAAGGTTTTCAATTAGCTCAAAGTTTATCTTTGAAGTATAATTGTTCTTTTGGATTTGATTTAAGTGCAGCAACTGATCGGTTACCCATATCTTCTCAGGCAGCTATTTTAAATAGCCTGTTTGGTAATGATATAGGTACTCTTTGGTCTACCATTTTAATTGATAGAGATTATTTTATCTCTACTAATAATTATGGTATTGATTCTCAGAATATTCGTTATTCTGTTGGTCAACCAATGGGTGC